CGCCTCAATGGTGATGTTCCTCACGTTATGGCGGAAGTCTTCGTCAACTTGGAAAATGGTCTTATCGAACAAATCCTCAAACTTGATGTTCTCCGCCACTTCACTTGGAAGGATCTTTCCCAAGGTAATATCAATGGCGGCTATCTTCTTCTCAAATCGGGATTGTGTGGCCATGACGGTTTGTTGAACTGCAATAGGCATTTGGTTTAACGGAAGCTTGAAGGTTCCTTCGTATCGGCTCCAAGTGGCGCCCAATTTTTTCAAAGCCCTTGTCGTCCTGGCATCGAACCGGCCCGAGAAGGTTCCGCGGTTGAATGTGATCTTGCCGGATTGGAGCGCCGCCCAAAGCGCTTCTTCGTCACCCAAGGCATTTGATAAGGCGTTATTCGGTTGTTGGATTATTTTTAAGAGCGGGTAATAAAGCTTTTTCTTGAACTCTTCACGAATTCGCCGTTCCATTTCATCAATGTAATCGGTCGGGACTTGAACCGGGGCAAGGTGAATAAAGTTAGGCATTCAATTTAATTCCCAATGTGGGAAGTCATCGTTGGCGACTCCCAAAATTACTTTCTTAAGAAAACCGTCACTCCCGAAGTTAAGCCCCAAAGTTCCACCAATGAGACCGTCCCAACCTTCCCGAAAGAGATAACCGAGATTATCTTCCCACATGAAGCCGGAATGGTAAGTCTCGAACTTCTCCATTGTTAGGAATGGAAGAGTTTCAACCACGAGTTTTCGCCGTAGCTTTTGGAGCCGCGGCAGGGGTAGGGAGCCTCACGACCGGCGCTTGAACGGCTGGAGCCGGCGGGGGTGTTGGAGCCGTGGCCCCAGGATTTAAAACTTGAGGATGGGTCATTGGTTCGCTTGTCTCGATAGTTCCATCGGCGCTTGGCTTTGCGGTCTCAACGGTCGGAACTTGTCCACGTTGACGGGCGAGAAAAGCATCTTCCCGGGCTTTCTTAGTCTCCGCCGATTCTTTTGGCGGTGCGTTCTTCTCGTACTCTTCAAGTTTGTTATAAATGGTCTTCTCGGAAACTCCCAACGACTTCGCGGCCAAAGGCTTGGACCCGTTGAAGAAGGCCAAGCGATTGATAATGACTTGGCGTTCGATATGCTCCAAGGTCATCGTGTGGTTGTCATAAATCGGTTCGATCATGTCATCCCCCCATTTTTTTATAAAGGTACATCACAACCGGCCACTTTAAATGGCCGTATTCCTTTTGTGTCGCTTCTTTCGCCTTTTCCCACACGGGCCCATTGGCCACATGGTTAATGGCTTCGGTCAATTGCTCGTTGGTGAATTGCTCCGCTCCACCATCCGATTCATAAGCGGCCAACAATGATTTGATGTCAACGTCCCCCGGCTCACCTTCCCGAGAGTTCAATATACCCATAAAGGTTTTCAAGTGACCAATGATTCCGTTAAGTTTGGCTTCAACGGCATTCGCCTTTTTCTTGGGAGCGGTCGAAAGAGGTTTATCCCCGGGCTTCTTTTCCGGCTCTTGTCCCGGTTCCGGCTCTTCCTTGAGTTCGTCTGGATTCAATCGAGAGTCATCGGTATCAAGAGGCTTCTCAAGAAGATTCGCATGGTTACACCGTTCGCGAAACTCCAAATCTGTAATCTTATTGGCTTGAACCGCCCCAAGTAATCGGTTGAACTTCGAGGTTTTCACATTCTCTTCCCCTTCCGCGGAAAGAACCCTCAATGGCTTGAATCCCGTTTCCAAGTCATCGGGGATAAAGCCAAAGAGTTGTTGGCACCGGTAAGAGGCTATCTTGAGAAGTGGTTCCCGAAGCTTCTCCCTCACATCACTTTCAACCATGCCGTTATAAACTTCAAAGTCGCCTTCATCGGTCGAGGAAAGGCCAGACAACGAAATCCCGAAAAGCTTCGTCATGGGCATTCGCATATCACCGCAAATCCCAATTCTAAATTGAGCCATCATTTCAGGAATGCCCGAGAAGGTTATGGTTTTGTGGTCGAAGTCGTCTTCGGCATCCATCACCAAAGCTTTTTGGAAGTTCTTGATTTGATTGGCCAAGTTGACCCGAGCTCGAACGTTAGCTTGGCCAACGGGGGTTAAGAGGGAGTTGAGAAGGTTCTTGATCTTGTAAACGTCAATCTTGAATTCGTCCAATACTTCAAAGGCAACGTTTTGGCTCTTCAAGAACTGATTGATTCCTCGAACGAGGATCTCAAGTTCTGAAAGTCCCCATCCCCTTAAGCGGGGGCGAATGAATGAGGGTGGGTCAATTCCAATCAAAGGCATGACGCGCGACTTGTCCACCGAGACATTGTAATAACGATAAGCCTTGACGTTCTCAATGGCGATCGACGGGTCATATTGACCGGTATCGTTTACGTCCCAAAACAATTCCCAAAGGTCGGCGGCTTTGAACTCAAGAGGGCTTCCTGGTCGTATCGCCTCGATGTCCAATTCGGTCTTTGGGTCTTGGTCGGTGAGAACAACAATACCCCCGCCACCAAAGCCACGAGTTTTTGACATGGCTCGACCGGCGACCGCCAAATCCTTTTTCAAAGTCATTGTTCTCTGGAGTTGCGAGATTTGCTTTTCATCGAGTTGTTCGGTCTTAATCTCGATTCCACCGCGGAGCCCATCGGAGACCGGGACATCACAAATGGTTCGAACCAATCCGATTTCGGCTATTGCGTAAGAAATGAGTTGGCGATTGTTCGAGAGAAGGTAATACCGAAGATTGTCAAAGAGGGTGTCCCATTGGGAGAGTTCTTGGCCACCACCTTGACCGGCAAATTGAGGAAGCCCCATTGGATTGAACGGAACTATTGGAACGGCATTTCGAAGTTCTTGTGTGTCTTCGAGAGAAATGGTTTTGTTATCGATGGAGAGGCTTACCGGTTCACCTTGGGAATTAAGAATCAAGCCAGGTTGGGTCATTTACTACCTTCCGTAATTTAATCCAAAGGCCGCGGCCATACCTTCGTTCACATCAACGATTGAACCGCCGCCGGTCAAGTCATCAAAAGCCAATCCCGCCGCATCAACAATATCATCGTGAGAATATTCTTTGTCATCCTCGGAGAAGTTCTCAAACTCTTGGAACATTTCATCGTTCCAATCCGCCCGAACAACACTCACGTTGCCATATTCGCATTGGCGAGAAAACGGCTTGGCCCGGACGGCTTTCTTGGTCGATACCGATATCGCCTTCACATCGAACCCGGCCAAGAGTTTCACAAAATCATCGGCTTCTTTAACGCCGGCGCTCCCCGGGTCCTGATATCCCCTGATTCTAACACCTTGCCCGTCATGTTGTGCAACGGTTTTAATCAGGCGTTCGACTTTGCCAGGGCTTCCACGTTCTGATTTCAAATCCGCAATGACATAAGTTCCATTTGGATAAGCATAAATCTTAATTCCCCGTGTCCAATCAGGATCCCGGTTTCCTTCGCTTGGCTCGGTCGCCGCCCTATCCCATGCCCGGCAAACCGCCGACCACCCGCCGGGAACCGTGTCGATAACTGGAAACCATTGCCGCCTAAAGAAACTCCCCGCCGTGGCCCGAATGTTCCAATTACCGCGGTAAAGCCTTTCAACGTCCACATGGCTCATGGAAAGCAATGTGGCTTTATAACTCGGGTCGTCCTTCATCAAGATTTTGTTGTCTTCAAGCCGGGCGGGGATAAAGGTCAACGACTTGGGGAGAATGTGACTTCCGGTTCCGACCTTCTTGTAAATTTCCTGTTTGCTGGAGCCCCAAATGAATTCATCCTTTTGGCGAACGAAGTATCGAAGCTTGCCGGACCTGGATTTGATGGGGTAGCCCGTTTCCTTATCAATCCACCAATCGATGAATGATCTCACCCAGGAATCGGGGTCGGGGTTGGTTGTCGCGCGAACTCGCCCGGGGGTTCCAGCTTGGGAGCGGTTTCGGCTCATCATGTACATGAATTGGTAAAAGGTGAAATGCGTGAGTTCGTCAAAACCAATGTGGGGAATCTGGGAGCCCTGCCAATCGTGGACGGAACCTTCTTGTTCTAACCCGTCAAACCTTACTCCGAAGCCGGAAGGGAATTTCCATTTGAGGTATGTCTCGTGCGGCGTTCCTCGAAGAAAAGGGTAAATCTTTCGGCTTGTGTCCCATAATCCGCCGGTGTTGCGAACCTGTTTATTGTTTCGCCTAAATATAACGGATTCAAAGTAGGGATTGTCATAATGTCGCAATGGGTCCAAGAGTAATCCGAAAGTTTTGGAACCTCCAGCGGCACCCCCGAAAATGCAAATATCAGCCTTCGAGGATAGGAAGGCGGTTTGTGGGCCGGGTTGGGGGCCGAACTCGATAAGTTCTTCATTCATTTGATCTTGATTTCCAAAAGCTTCTTGGCTATTTCTTCGCAAATTGTGGAAATGAAAATTAAGGATTTAACGATGAAGAACTTAAACCCTTTGGTTTTGACCGTGACTTCCAACACTAATACTTTTTTGCTTGGCATGATCTCGCCCCTTAAGCTTATAATTCACTCATAGCTAACTGCTTTGACCGGGGGTTGAACCGGCCCTTAAACGGCAAAGAATTAAAAGCGGCTTAAGCCGCACCAGAAACGGAACCAGGAACTTTGCGGGTTCCGTTTTAATTTATGGGTGCGTCAAGTAAGCGGCTGGAATTCTTTTTTCAGTCGTTGGTGTTGCTTTGACAATATATTCTCGAACCGCCTTATAATTGGCTTTGCAAAATTCGCATAGGCAAGGAACCCATTGCGTTTCGTGACGTTCGGGGCATTCGCACTTCCCCGAGCAACATTTCAAACAAGCGACACCTTCTGGTAATTGAATCATGAAATCCTCCCGTTACTCAGATTTATAAATAATTCCAGCAAATCCCGAAACCACACCCAACGTCAAAAAGAAAAGCCCGTTCCAATGGCAAAAGTAATCTTTAGCATCCCATGGAACATGAACACCATAAGGCAATGTGAATTGTGTTTGAGGCGTAATCGACAAAAGATGGAACCCAAGCTCTATGGCTCCAAGCGCCCAAACCTCAATCAAAATTAAAATCAAAGTCTTCTTCATGTTTTCCTCCACTAGTGTAATTTAACAACCGCTCCGCCCATTCCTTTCGAAATCCTATTCTCGTACCGCTTAACCTCTTCGTTCATTTCCACTTCTATGGCCTTCTCGTATTCCTCCATGGTGATTATCCCCTTGGCAAACAAGAGTTTGACCAAGACGGCGTTGTCGCACATTGCGGCATTTACGCCAACCCTCAAATGTTTTGGGCTTGTGTCCTCGGAACCCATATTCATTTCCATGGCAACGCCCGATTGCATGGCGTGAAGCGCTTCTTGATAAGTCATGATTCCCCCTTTTCTTTCTTCAAAGCCTCAACTACATCTTCGACCAAATGGTCAATAAACAGGATCCCGTCCATATGGTCAATCTCGTGAAGGATACACCGGGCCATGACTTGATGGAAGAATTGAAATTGAGTTCGCCCTATTAACTTACAATTCCGTTCAAAGTAAAGTAAAACCGGGTTTCGCCTCATATCTTTTTTTTCTCGCTTCCATTCCCCGGCAACTTCACCAACACATTGACCGCATTTCCTTGAAATTCTACCTCTTCCTTGACCTTTCCGATAACTCGATTCAAAAGCTTATCGAGCCTATCCATGTCGCCCAACTTAATTCCCTTCGCCGCCACCGACCCCACCCAAGCCTTTAATAAACTTGTCTTCGGGTCATTCTTAAGCGCCATGAGTTCTTTCTTGTTAAACCTCACGATTTGCGACATAACGTCCATCACTTCCGTTCGTGTCATCCGTGCGAGTTTCTTTTGTTCCTCTGTCATCTTGGGTCGACCAACGGCCAACTTATTTCCCTTCTTGAACGGCTTCCCTTTTCCCCTTGGCTTGCTCAAAATTCCCCTCCAGCAATTTTTTGGCGTTAAAAACCGGCTCGATCCCATGTCCCGCGCGGTGAGGCGTGGTGACGGTGAAAGATGATATTTTCCTGATACTACATGAACATTAAATCGATTGCAAATTTTTCAAAGTCTTAGAATTGTTCCACATGGAACATTATTCCCATTCCCAAGAATTTGGATATCCGAAGAGGGAAGCCCAAACGTGTTTTACTCGCATTTTCATAATACTAATATCATTTTTTAGACGGTGAATTTCATCATGAAGCTTTGGAACCGTGGTTCTTTTCTCCAAACAACGGGCGATTGCCGCGACAAAATGCCAGGGCGGTTCGGCGCATTCGTGGCCCGGGGCTTTGATGGTCTCGTAGAACTTGAATCTTGACCATTGAGGTTTAGGGATTCTCTCCACTTCCATGAGACCGGCGTAAGGTGGAATCTCATGAGGTTTCAAAAGTCCTTTAGGGGTCACGAACCAAAAGAAGTGAGAGTATTTCAAGGCGTTGGCGTGTTTTTGAGGGCGTTTCATTTCATGCTTGAAGTCGGCCCGGCTCACTTTGATCTCAAAAGCGTGGCGCTTCAAGCCGCTTGAGGGCCAAAGGTTCATGGCCCATGCGTCTATTCGATTATCCGACCCGCTCCCAAAGCCCGTTCCGAACGGCATTTCCTCCATGAAACACCACTCGCCCGGCGTGTACTTCAAAGCCAAAGCCTGTTTTATCTCGTAAGCCTTTATCGGTTCTGATTTTTGTTTTTTTGTCTTCAAACGCCCTCCCTTTCAGACGGCGGGTTGAGGGCTTCCGATAATTTTTTAGTAAATCCCAATGCCACGCCTAAATGACCAAATGAATCGCTTTGGGCGATCTCTTTAGCTTGCTCCAATTCAGCAATTATTCCTGGCACCCACTCTTCCAGCGCCCCACGCAAGCGGGATACTTCGGCCTCAAGTTTAAATATTCGGGCTTCGTCCTCTCCATTTATCGGAATATTTGCTAAGGTTTTCCTCAACTCCGCAACCTCTTTGGCGCTCTGGGCCTGACCTTGGGCGAAGGCTATATTTAGCCTCGCAACGTCTGCGCCAGCCGACAATTCATCGACTTTCGTGTGAGCAACACCAGGGCCTTCAACCCATAATAGATTCCCTTCACGCCTCCCGAATACGTACGGCCCCTCGGCTGTTTTAACTGGCTCCCTCGGAATATTTCCAGACCCGTTACAGTTTGGACATGGCCCATTGACTCCGGGGTTTTCGCCGGTGATCTTCCATAGGCCATCACCTCCGCACATCGAACATTTTTCGACTGTTTCCGCAATGAGTCTTTTTTCTGGATTCTGTGCAATACATTGGAGATAGTGAAAAGTCCCACTTATCTCAAAACCACAGTCTTTGCAAAGTTCACTCATTGGGCGCTCTCCAATTCTTTCATTTTGTGAAGTGCCATAGATAAATAAACATGAGCGGCACCGGTTGACGGAACTTCCGACCTAACTTTATACAAGTAGCGATTCAGGGCATCCCACCGTTCCTCCGCCTTACCAGAGGCAAGAAGGCGGGCTTGGATTTCGGGCAACAGATCGTGTACCGTTACGTTTACGCCCTTGTAATTTTCGCACTCGTTCCTACCACCCGGATTATGTATGGTATGCCCTCCGTCACACTGGACACGTCCAACCACGCTATCCGGCCCCAAGGCTTCGCTAACGGGTTCACTCATTTGATTTTCCTTTCTTTTCCATTTTCAGGATCCCTTCCACTAATTCAATTCGCTCACCTATCCACCGTATAACAGGAACCGCCATTGAGTTTCCCAATGCCTTGTACCGCGGTCCATCCGGTTGGCCTTTGGCTTTCCCGGGGATTAAGGTGTAATCATCGGGGAATCCTTGAAGGCGTTCGCACTCCCGGGGCGTTAGTCGGCGAACCATTCCCATGACCGCCGCATCATCCGCCATTCTTCCCGGCCCTTGTCCTGGCATGGCCCTTAAAGTCGGAGCGACCACGGCTTGACCTTGAGCCCCATCAATCGTATGGGAAACATCTTCGGCCACCCCGTGGCCATTGGCGCTCGTTTGAGCCGTCCGGATGGAAGCAATAACCGGCGTTCGATTCGACCCACTATCGGCGCTTCCAAGCGTTGGTGACTTGTCTTCCTCGATTCCCAATCCGCCGGCTTTGGAGCCCTGACCGCCTTTGAAGGCCACGAGTGGCGTTGGGTCTCCGCTCTTGTGTTGGGACATAAGAGAAGCCACGGTATCTTCCGAAGGCTTTCCACTTCCAGTTCGACCAATGGCGGCTTTAAAAGCCATTGGAACATTTCCTCCGCCCGTTCCCATTCGAGAAGAAAGAGTTGGAACCACATCAACCTCTTTGATTCTTGAATCGTTTGGGTGATTCTCCAAAATAGAAGTTGCTTGAGGATTTATTATTAATCTTTCTTCTTGGCTTATGTTGTCGGAATATGGTTTAGAAGTTAAAGGCGGTATCACTAGGTTTTGGCATTCATCACCCGAGGGGCCACCGGTTCCCTTCGCCCATTTCTTCGTTACGGCCGGGGAAATCTCGCTTATGAAGGCTCCCGAGTTGTCGAGGTCGGTTGTGCGGAAGCCACCATCTTGAGAACTTCCTCCAAGGGTTCCGGCAACTTCTTTCCCCGCCGGTCGGCTCGGCGGAGAATTCCCGCACAAGCTGTACCGCTCAAAGAGTACCGCCGAAGATATTTGAGAAAATCTTCTTCGCTTTTGAATTGCGCTCTCGTTCGTGGGTTGTCCCAACTCTCCAAGATATCCGACAACGAAGACGCGACGCCTTCGCTGTGGAACTCCAAAATATTGAGCGTCAAGGATTCTCCATGCGAGACCATACCCGAGTTCCGAAAGTCCAGCGAGGAAGGTGTCAAAATCGTTTGTTTGGGCTCCAACGGCGGTGTCATAGGCGAATGTTTGTCCATCTTTCCAAAAGTATTCACACTCACCCGGTTGGAAACTATCCTTGACATCTGACCAACTCGACAAGACCCCGGGGACGTTCTCCCAGACCACCCACTTGGGGCGTTTTCGGTCAAGAATCTTAAGAAATTCAAGGGCCAAGTTACCATTCGGAGAATCCAACCCCGCTCTAAGTCCCGCAATCGAGAAGGATTGACAAGGGGTTCCCCCGATAAGAACGTCAATTGGTCGCTCATTGAATGCCGCCTTTTCATAAATTTTTGTCATGTCCCCAAGATTTGGAATTCCTGGGTAATGGTGAGCCAAGACACGATTTGGGAAAGCCTCGATCTCGGAGAACCAAGCAGCCTTCCACCCCAACGGGCCCCAAGCCACGGTCGCCGCTTCTATCCCCGAACATACCGAGCCGTAAATCATAAGAGTTTCCCTTGGGGTTGATTCCTGTAAGCCGCATCGTTCATCCAAAGAACTTCCGTTCGAGGGCTTGCCCCATCCCCAAACGTCTTTCGGTTTATCCAAACAAAACCTTTATAAAGTTCATCGTAAAGTTCCGAACGATAACCCGAGATAATAACCATTCCTTTTAGGTCCCGGACCACCCGAGCCAATTCGGTATGTTGTTCGTCTGTCATTTCGTGGTTGTATCCATGGAGGTTCCCATGAATTCGTTTTCGACTTTTGAAAACATACGGTGGGTCAAGATAGTGAAGAACATCGGGGCCGTCATGTTGCTTTAATATTTCCGTGGCTTCGCGACATTCGATGATAACGCCTTTGAGGCGTTCGGTCATGGCTTCCAATGCCTCGGGGTAATTCGTCCAATCATGCGCCGGCGTAGTTCCGCTTCGATTTGAATTGGCTCGAAAGCCTGTGGCCACTCCCGTCTTGGTACTATCCGAACCAAATCCCATGAATGATCGAATGATCAAGCCCCGAGCTCGGTCGATGTTGTCTTCTTCAAAGTGAATCGACTTCATGAACTCCACTCGTGAATACGGGGTCAGTTCAAGACGGCGCTTTAATTCGGCGGCGTTGACCTGGTTCCTCAATATCTTGAAGAGGTTGACCACATCTTGATCTAAGTCGTTGTAAACCTCTGCATAAGCCCGGCGCTTTTGCATCAAGACCGAGGCAGCCCCGCCATAAACCTCGGTGTAAATCCTATGCTCGGGAAAGTGTTCGATTATCCATGGAGCCAATAACCACTTGCCACCATGCCAACGAAGTACCGGTCTCGTGGGAATCGTTGGGTTCATTCGCAAAGTCCATAAATTGATTTACAACTCATGACTTGATCTTCAATAACCATTCTCTCAAGGTCGTATTGTTTCCCACCAAAAGAAGTTTTTGCCCATTCGGCGACTTCCATGATGTTATCCCCCATTGGTGTTCCGGTCTGGAAGAATGTACCCCCATCCCGCTTCGATGCCTGTTTAACTAAATCTTCCCATTCCGCCACCCGCCTGAACTCTTCGGGATATCTCCGCGATATTTCAAGAAGTTCATTTTTTCTCGCATGGATGCACGGCATACAACCGACCCGGCCCATGCCTTCGAGATAAAGAGGATTTGGTTTAAGACCGTAATCCGCCGCCTTTTTAAATACTTGCTCCGCGGTCCAATCCAATATAGGGCGGTAATTGTAAAGCTTGGCCCCGTTCTCCCATTCTCCATCCCCGTCTATTTCGGGAAGAACTGAACGAGCCAATGATTCATCGCGCCTAACACCCTGCCAACTAATAACGGATATACCTTTCAACAAAAATGGTAAATTTATTTGTTCCATGATTGGTCGTATTTTTAATTCATCGGTGCAAAACCTGGCTTTGGCGGAAGGGAACCGACCTTTAACCAAACAAAGGTCAAGAAATGGAATTCCGGTCGGAACTAATACCTTCAAAGCCCTTTCGATTTTTTCTTCTGAAATGGGGGGAACATCTTCTTGATATTCTCGACAATCACAATTCCATCTTAAACGTCCATCATCTTTCCAATCTTCAACTTGTTTGTGGTTCTCATGCCCTTTTGGCCAAACCCATGCTTTCGTTGGAAGTCTCCATTTTTTTTGAATCACTTCTCTTTTATGCTCTATGGCTTTTGTGAAATCTGATTTTATTGTTTGAATTGGAAAAACTGTCTCACTCAAATACTTAATATATTCGTAAGTTTTTGGGTGTTCGTGTCCCGTATCAGCAAATACGGCTTGAAGTCTAGGGGCTTTTTTTTCTATCGCCAATAACAACGTGGCCAAACTATCTTTTCCACCAGACACACTCACAATATTTATTCCATTCGGCAATTCCATTTTTAATCCTTCCCAAAATTGTAAATGACTTCATTCTCACAAATCCCGGTTTGAGTATTGTACTTCCTCCACCAACACCATTTTCCTTTTGGATAAAACCCCCATCTTCTTTTACGACCCGACACCACCATCAACGTCCAGACCTCGGGCGTTTTAAGAACTACGCGGTGCCTCCAAGTTGCCGGTCGGTAAGCAATACTTCCGGCCCGGCGGTATTTGCTCTTGGTCAATAAGTCACCATCCCAAGCGGTCAAGTATCCATTGCAATCTATCCCATGGATTTCAACATAAGCCCCCGAGAGGACGACAGAGATAAAGTTCCAAGGATGATCATGTAAAGCCCGGTCATTATCGGAACTTAGGAAGTGGTGAACATAGATTCCGAACAACGAACATTCGAAGAGTATGTGGCGTATCAGGTAATTCTCTCCGATGACCCGGCGTTCGTTAAAGTACATTCCTTTCCAAATCATCTTCTCACCAAATCAATGGCTCTCCGCTTCGGAGCCATTCCTTTCAGGAATTTAAAATCCGCATATCTTTGATTCGCTCTTTTGAGAACTACCCGATGAACTACCGGATTGAATAAATAAATCAACGCTTGTCTTCTCTTAACTTTTTCCCTGTACTTTTCGTCATTGCGATACTTCTTTTTTCGCCATTCACGTTGATATTTTCTAACCTTATCCATATCCAAGCCTCTTCGTCTTGTGATGTAGTTGTAAGGTTTTCCCATTACTTCTTCTCCCAAAGTGGAATAGCAACAAAAGCTTGACGATCAAAACCTCCTTCTTTCCAGTATTTCCAAACGGCTTCGGTTTTCAACTTATCCAGGGTCAAGGTTAATGTTTCGCGAGTATCCTCGACATCGAGAACAAAAAGCTTTAACCCCATCGGCTCCAACGCCTCGATGACATAAGCGGAGATTCCAAAGGCGTTCAAAATATTGTGGCGGTGTTTCATAAACCTCTTCAAGAAAAGGATCCCGGTGTAAGGGTCGAACTTTCCAGCGAAGCGCCATGACCCCTCTTCGGGAAGCCAAACATGAACTTGGATATCGGGGTCGATGTTCTCAAGACTGACCTTGACCCCGCCTTCAAACTCTCTCTTTTGAACTTGGCTCATAGGTCAAGAACCTCTTTGTTTATTTTGAATCGCCCGTCATGCTCCTTAATCGTTAAGCCAAGCCCGTTCACCTTCGACATTGCGTTTCTAAAACTTGGGCTCTCGGGAGAATAGTTCGTTGGAGTTTTCCCGGCAATTTCTAATTTGCTCAAAGAACCGTTCTGGTTTGCCAAAAGAACTTGCATGATCTCTCGTTCGGCTTTCCCAAACCGAGCCATGAAAACGTCAAATAGATTCTCGTTCCATTCCTTGTTTGAAGGATCCCCCACAATATTGGCCGCCATGTCGAAGTTGAGAAGCTTGATCATCTTTCCTTCTCCCCCGACTATGCCTTGGCTCCTGACCTTTGAAAGAGCGTTTCTAAAAGAAGGTGATTCGGGAGCGTAATTGGCTCCGACCGCCACTTGAACTTTGGTGAATTCTCTTTCACCGCGCGGAGCCAAGAACTTCAAGATAGCCTTTTCAGCCTTTCCATAAATAACTTGCCCCGCCTCTTCTTTAACTATTGATGGTAAATTCGTAACTTGTGCCGCAATTTTATTTATTGGCTTCCAATTTAAAGGTGGCACAAATGGATATACCTTCTTTTCCAATGCTTCGGTCGGCCCTGAATGTTTCTTGTAAATTTCGTTTGAGACTTTTATAAAACCTTCTTGCATTTCCACCATTGCTTTTTTGATTTCAGCGATACGGCGTCGATCAAATTCCTTCGTTAGATTCTCCGCTTGTCGGTGGTAATCTTCCCGAAGCTTCTTAATTTCCTTGTCGGGTAATTCCGATATGGGCTTTGGCGCTGGAGCCCTCTTTACTTCGGCGAGTTCTCGGGTCAATTGAATATTCCGCTTCTTCAAATCCTCCAAGGTTCGAACCTCTTCTTGGGCTTCCTTCGGCAAATCCTTGAACTTGTCGAGGATAGCTTTAACCTTGGCGGTCGGGGCCGGCGCTTTCATAACTCCATGGCCAGAACCGGTCGGCTTCGTGTCGGGCATTAATATTTGAGCCAACTTAATGTCATGGCCAAGAGCGGGGCCGTAGGCGTAGAACTGACCCGGGGGTAACCGCCTCAAACTTTGAATTTGTTCTTGGCTCGTGAATTCCAATTCTTTGGCCGCCCTGACCCGGTCTTGGTCTTGGTACATCACTCCAACAATCTTATTCCCCAATTCCGCCGTGAGGTTTTTAGAAATCTTCGCCATGCGTTGTGTGGCTGGAATAAAACCAATCTTTCGTTTCCGGCCCTTGGCGCTTACTTCCGTCATGGCCCCCAAAGCTTCGGAATCACCTTGGCCTTTTTCCGGTGCGTAGTTGTGGGCTTCGTCCACCAAAAGCAAACGAGGCCTCCAAAGGTTCCGCGGTGCATCCAACCAAGTTTCCAAGAAGATTCGAACAAAGCGGTGTTTCTCATGAGGTTTCAATTCGTAAAGGTCGATGATACAACTTGCGTTTTCCTCCAAAATCTTCTTGCAAAGAATGGCCGCCAAGTGAACTTGTGTCGGGAAATCCCCGCCGGGCCCGGCCAATAAGAAGTCATGGCGCTTCCGAAGCGGGGCAAAGTCCCCTTCGTTATCCAATACCACTTGGGGGAGCAAGCCGGAAGTCGCTTCAAGTATCTTGAAAAGGGCGTAAGTCTTTCCACCCCCGGAACTGGCAAAAACCCCCAATCGGCTTTCAATCAACTTATCAATGTCCAAATCCAAATAAGCGTTCTTCCCCATTCCGAATGGTTGTTTACCTTGATACGGCAATAGATTTCCAATTTTTACTTTTTTCATTCGCCCTTCTCCCCTCGCTCTGAATCGTTGAAATAAGTTTCCGACACAATCGCATTCTTCAAGTCTCTCAAATTCCAAACCTTCCCCACTTTACGAATGAGCCTCTTCTCCAGTTCAACCATTCGTTCTTGAACCGCGGTGTTTCGATAATCCATCCGTTGGCCTTCCCCGGTCGGGGCGTTCGTCTTTGCTTCGTGAACCGGCCCCGGTATCAACTGCAAATTGAGAGGGCTCAAAATCGCTCCAAAAGGTTCGTACCCTGGAGCGTTCCTTCCCCTGATATGGTCAAGCTCATACCTTCTCAAAGTCTTGACCGGTATCATGGTCGCCTCGTGGACTTCCTGAATGATCAAAACTCTCATGTGTCTTAAGACCCGCTCTTCGTTCCCCCGCTTGGTGTCGCCCGTCTTTTTCAACTTTCCTTCCGACTTCAAGCCCTTTTGCGGGAACCCGGCGTTTCGGTGCATCCCAAACCCGCCACGGCCTTTGACTTTATGCGCTTCCAAAGGATGAAAGTTCGCCGCCTCTTGCGTTGATAAATTATTGAAGGAATGGTTCATTTCAATATCTCTTTCCGTGTTTATTGGGTCTGGTTTTGTTGTACTTCAATTTAAGACGAATACATTTCTCAAGATTGATTCCCCTTCTTTCCGCCAAGTCCATTATCCTCAACATTGCATCCGCCAATTCAATTCCGAAACCTTCCGGCTTACGACCTTTTGAAAAATATATTTTTTTGCAATCCCCATCTTTCCGAAGTTCTTCCATCGCTTCCGAAATTTCTCCATGAACCATCAAAAGCTTCTTCTCCGTGCTTTCAATTTCGATTGTATGATCATAGATGTGGCACGAAACTTTTATTGTTTCATCTTCCCAAAACCCTTTTTCCAATGCCAACTTGTGGTTCTGTTTAGCTAATTTATTTATTTCAATCCCCATTACTTCCTCCAATGTATTTTTTTACAACAACACAACTCCATTCTTCCAAGTCTTCGAGGCTTCCAAAAGTCTCTTTTTTTCAAAATCAGGCAAATCGCGCGGTGATATCCATTCCCCATCCCAAATCAATTGGGCACAACAAAGGGCGGAATTTGCGTCAAGGTATGGTTGCGCCAATCGCTTGTAACTTTCCCGGCGAATCCTCAACTTTTTAGAGAATGGAACATTAACTCCAGCCCCAAGCATCCCACCCGCCCATCCGCAAAACGGACACCAATATTCACAACCATTAAAAGCGAATGTCCAAATGAGTGGGATTTCTCTTTCTGGATGACAGTCTCCACAAACTTTTACAACCTCGGGACACTTATGAGAGCCGGGAATCCATTCTTTCATTACGTCCCCATCCTTGAAGTCGCCTTTGCACCCCTTACACAAATCTTCGCCACACTCTTCGCAAGTACTTACACAAAAATTATTTAAGTGATCGCAAGCATTCTTCATATCAACCTCCCGAATTTTGGAAACTCTTTGATATCCCAAAGGCCATTTGGAATCGACCCTTGACAACCAGACTTCACCGCCGACCCTTGCTTCATAAAAAAGGCGGTGCCGGCCGATTGACATTGGGCGTAAAGATTCATGGCCCAAACCGGATTCATGCCGCGATAACCTTCCCCACTTTCTCCGCCGCAAATTACCCAATCAAGTTTTTGACCAACAACCTCTCCCATCAAAGATCCTGATTTGAATTTAACAGAATCCAATAAATAAGGTCGAACATCTATCGGACCCAATAAAGGTTCGGCGCTTATGAAAAGAACTTGAGCGGGGATACTACCGAGGATTGGCAACCTATCAAAAACCGCTTCTTGGTTCTCGACCGATGCTCCCAACCAAACATTCGCAAGGGTCGGCTTAGTGAATAAATATTCTTTGGCTTTGAAAACCCGCTTAGTAAGTAAAAGCCAATCGAGATTTGGAGTTTCGACTATCAGTTGGAAGAGTTCATCACGCCAAGAATCGGGGACTTCTTCGTCAAAAACATCGGCAAGGCTTGCACAAAACACACGGTATCGAACTCCGAGTTTGTAGGCTTCTCGGTTCCACTTTCGGGGCCCTGACCAATCTTTTGTTTTTACTCTTGGTTGACCGACTCCCCACCTTGCCCGGTGGTAAAGATGGTCTTGTTGTGCTTCGGCGTAGCAATGGGCGCATCCTCCAGATATTTTTGTGCAACCTATCCACGGGTTGAAAGTGTGATGTGTCCAACCAATCTTCGAGTTCTCACCCATGTTTCACTTCCAAGGTCTTGCGAACCATGGTGGTGGTGTAATTACAGAACCCACCACAAAGAGGATTGGCGTATTCGGAAATGGTTTCTTGGAATCCACACTTGGGACAAACGTACTCGACTTGTTGAACCGGCTTATTCGTTTCTTGAAGCGTTAGGCTTTCAGCTTGGCCGCCCCCAGATACTTTCTTCTTCCTCATGCGATTCTCCAATTAGTCTTAATACCGCCGGAACGCAAAACGGGCACTCCGACCCCTCAATGGGCCAAGAGTGTTCACACCGTTCTACACGGTCGGTTTGATCAAAAAAGAATGGGCGAACTTGTGTGGTAGTCATAACAGGATATTATCATAGCATCGTAACAATTCAATTTATTTCTTTGGCCAACCTTTCCAAGTGTAGGGTTCCCATCATTTCCAAACCGGGTCGGCGATTAACCATCATGAACCGCCATTTTCTGGCCATACCTTCGAGGTCTTTACCAAACTCCTTTTTCAGAACTGGAAGAGTTTGGCGCTTCTTAACATCACGGTAACCTACCTTCCCATCCCGGTTTCGAAAGGTCGCCATTTCAAAGACCGTACCATCCTTTGTCAAAATCACAACCGACCCCCAATTTAATTCACCGCGGAACTTCTCTTCCCACTCGATCATGGCGGTGACGGGAACCAACTTCATTGAGCCACCTTACACCCGGGGCAAGTCACTTCTTCCCGCTGGCTGGTATAAAACTTTGTCTCGTTGTTCTTCTGACCGCACGGGAACGGCGTTTTTTCGTGAACCGCTCCTGGTGCCCAATGAGTAACTTTGACCCGGGGGCCGTATCCCCCTCGTGGGCCGTTCGGGCCGTGGGGCCCTCTCTTCAAGACTTGAAGCGCCATGATTAGCTCCCTTTTCTTTTTCTTCGGCGGGGTGTGTTTCGAGCGTTCTCCCGGCGAGTACAAACTCTCAAATTTGAACGCCTATTGTCCAAACGATTCCCGTTCAAATGGTCAACTTCCAACCACTTGGCCGGATTCAAGATAAACCGGTGCATATAAATTCTTTGGTGTCCTTTCCCAACTCTTTGATTATTTGAAGCGTATCCAATTTTCATCAAATGCCACCGCAAAAGAGAAACGGCGTAAAAATCTTGATCATCCACCAAAGCGACTTTTCTTGAATTTGAAAGCTTTATTACGGCCATTTTCTATCCTTAGTGGAATACATAAGTTCCGATACCAAATGTGGATATGTGCATATCTTTGGGGATAACTTGTCAGTTTATCCACAATATCAACATCACTTTTAAAAATAAGTAAGTTGTCCACACTATCCACAATTCAATCCACCGGAAATCCACACCCTCACCTATATGGAGAAAAACGACTTATCCCCGCTATCCACACCCCTAACCCTACTACTCTTCTTTAAATTTTTAAAAATCTTAAAAGAAGAAAGACGTTTTGAATTTAGCCTTTAAGCTTTTTCAACAAAAGGCCATAAACCACCGAGTTTTCCATCATGAGTTCTTCCAAAGCGCAAACAACTTGTGAATGACTCAAATTGACATTGATGTCATTACTCATTTGGCGGATGCACTTGTCCACCGCTTGGGCCAATTTGATTGGTCGCGAAACGGAACTCGGGGCCGTCTTCTCCCCCTCTGATTTCTTTACTTTCTCTTTGCTTGCCATTCTTTCTTCCTTTCGATTAAATATTTGGCGAATCGCCTTCTAAATTCTTCTTCCGTCATGTTCTTCTTCATCATGTTACATCTATTGCAACACCCAACCAAATTAGTTGGGCTTTCCCCGCCGCCTAAATCAACCGGCTTCTTGTGATCAACCGTGAAAAAGTCGTGTCTTGATCTTTCAAAATTCTTTGGACCTTCAAAGACGGTTTTGATTTCACAATAAAAACAAATCCCATTCGACTTTATCCAAACGATTCCACGAACAATGGGGCCCAATACGGCTCTTTTCCTTTTCCCTTTAAACTTTGATTGTTCATATTGCTCACTTGAAACGGCTTTGACCTCTTCCAATGTCCAAGCCTCATTGCCGACCGAATCACCCCGCTTCGAACGTTCCGGCTTCTTGTTGGCTGTTTGAATCATCTTTAACTTTATTTCGTCTGGAGTATTTTCGTTCCAATACCGGCGGAACTCCTTTCTATTCCAAACGTCAACACTCACCCACATATCCGGCCAAATTGAATCCTTGAGAACGTTTCCGATTGGTTTGTAGCCTTGGGGCTTTACGGTAACCGTCTTGCCTTTGAGATACCAAACCAACTTACCTTTTTGATGGAAGGTCTCCCCATCGGCTTTTAGAAACCTTCCATCGAATAAGGAACTCACTTCATACGCCTTATTGTTTCCTCGCACATTTGAGCCATAGCGTCCAAATCCCTGACACAATCGGTATAAAGTTTATATTTCTTAGACAAGGTATCGTACCCCGCCGAATTCAAAGCCTCGGTCAAGGCGATAGGAAACGATTGGACAATCTTATCCATTGGCGCTTCATCCTTGGATTCCGTTTTTGGAGCGGGATCCTTGGAGACCACTTTGATTCCGGTCGCTTGGGCAACCTCAACTTCGCTCAAGACAACCGCATCTTTAATGTCGATAATTTCGGATTCATCCGGCATTGAAAGACCACAAATCGAAAGAGTTCCGCGGCGCTTGGCTTTGGTCTCGCACTTCATTATGGCGTTCGCCCGTTCTTGGCCTTTGAGGTCGTAATCAACTTTCTTGTTCTTGCCGTTGACAACTTCCCATTTTTGGCCAACCAGGTATAGAACACCACTCGCCATGTCCGTCTTTCCATACTTGTCTTTCATGGTTACGTCCACGGTCACGGTCTTTTCTTCTTTATCGAATGACCGCATAAGTGATGTTACCCCCACTCCATGGATTTTCCGAAGTTGTTCGGCGCAATCCTTTTTGGCGTAGAGCGTCATTTTCCCATCCAATTGAATGTATCCAAAGGGTTGGGTCAACGGATTGAGCATGAGCGACTTACAAACGTCCAAATAAAAATTGTAACGTTGCTCGGGCGACAAGACCGCCAAGTCGCCACCAATCAAAACACTCTCAAGGGGGGAAAGCTTCATCCCTTCTTTGACCTTTGAGATTTCAACGGCTGGAGCGGGGGGGGGCACTATGGCCACCCCCTTATTGTTCTTCGGGCGCTTGGCCTTTTTCCTCTTCGTTTTTGCCGGTGCCATTATCCGAATTTCACTTGTTGATCATCATAGATGCGAACACCGGGGATGGTTGGGAAGGCAGTACCGACCTTTCCTTTAACGGCATTGAGTTTGGTCATGTCCACCGAGAGATATTCACGAGGGACAAGGCTTTCATCAATCACTTCCACCTTGCGGAACCGGGCGGAATTGTCGGTTTTTTCAGCCGCTTTGAATTCAATTTTTGTTTGAATCGATTCGGCTTTCTTGACGGCTTTGTCTTGCTCTTTCGCGGTATTGGCGTTGGCTATGGCGAGGTCGGCCAACCTTTGCTTTTCGGCCAACTCACGAAGTGCCTTTTGCTTCTTCTCTTCTTCGGCCCGAATGAACTTACGGCACTCTTCCCGCATGGCATCTGAGGCGGTTTCAATGGCGTTGGTTATCCCACTCAAAGCCGACTTGATCTTCTCCAGCCCCTTTTTGTATGGGGCCATGGCCACCTCACCCGCCGACTTGAGGGCTTTCAAAGACGTTGCACCCTCTTTCCCGAGTGAGACCGCCAAGTCGTAATCCTCTTGGGTCTTGACCTTCACAGCCCCCATGCGGGAAACCAAGTCGCCGAGACCTTTCTTGATTTCATCGATTTGGATTAAATCCTTGTCAACCGTCACAACTTCCTTCGTGCTTGTTTTCGCCATGTTGTTCTCCTAGTTTTATTTAACTACCCGACAATTAATAACATAATATTTTAATAATACAATAACAAAAATCAAAACTCCTTTCTAAAGAACGTCCATTGAACTTCGGGCGTTCCAAATCCATATTTACCCCACGAGTGAATCGCTTCGATTTCCATAAACGTGAAAGCGATTAAGGCAATGTCGGCGGTCCCCACCGGCCAGTTCTTTAAATGATCATGGTCAAATTGGTCACAACCTCCAATTGTCAAAACAGTTGCGGCGGTATCCAAAGCGTAGGCGACTCCCCAAAGTCCACGGTCAAAAAAGAATTTATTAAATTTGTTCTTTTCTTGGCTGTTTAATAAATATCCGTTCGGCCATTGTGGGTGTTCCGCATCCGCTTTGCGGTAATGAATACCGATATTGGGTTGGGTATAAACGAAGATATCATCGTGTTCCATAGCCAAGACTTGCATCAATAAAGCCAAATGAATTCCGGTCATTTCAATACCTCGTAAATCCAAAAGACAACGACCCCAACCAAACAAACCTCAAAGAACGCTTCGACAATGGCCCTCTTGACCCGATATCGCTCTTGAATTCTCCGAGTGTCGCGAATGTACTTATCCCACGTTGATTTGTAATTGCTTTCGTTGGAAGCCCTAAGAAGGTCGGCCCTGACCCTTTCATCATCAACGGGCGAGTTACGGTCGAGATAGATTTTCATAAGCCTCTTTCTCCGCCATGGATTCATAAAACTTCATGTCCATATAAGCCCAAAAGAAACCCCGCACGTTGTTTACCTTCACGGCTTCTTGTTGCATGGCAAAGGCTTGGTTCCAAAGAAGTTTCCAGTTCAATGCTTGCTCCTTATGACCTTCTCAAAAACTCGAATCATCCCATGAGCCGATTTTCCCCACTCCACAAAATAATCACCGTTTTTATTATCAGGGTGCGGAGAGTGAACTATTCTTTTTGGTGCCTTGTGCTTTTTATATTCTTCCATTGCGAGTTCAACGGTTTTACAGGCCAAAACTTCCATGATTTCCTCCTGATAAAAATTAAAGGGCCGGTTGATCTTATCCCCTCGGTGTCTCTCCTACCGGGATTGATTCCTTACCATCGGCCCCCATCCAAAACACATAAGCCGGTTAATCTTTACTTATTTAACGAGGGGGGCTTATTCCCTCGGGAGTTCACCCTTGGCCTTCGGGTTTACCTTATTCGTTTTCCTGTTTGCCAATTTATTTCCACGTTTCTCAATGATCATTCCAACATCGAACGTTGACGCATAAATCAACAAATCTTTCGTTTCGAGGGTCACATCTTCTTCGGTCATGATCTTGTTTTTGATGTAATCATCATAACCTTCACGAACGAGCGCCCTCAATTCCGCCATTGTCATATCTCTTTGGATAACCTTCATGGTGGTTGTCGCTCCATGGCTCTTCAAACCAATCATGGCTCTCATACAACCGCACCCACCATCAATGTCGTTTCGGTCACGGTCGCAAGCCCCACCACCCATATAAACCGGGTCGCCTTCTTCGGCGTGAGAAAAATCACTTTTTCTTTGGCCTTGAGTTTCTTTTGTCGCCACTAAAAGTTTCATGTCCAACTCCTTTTTAGAATTTACCAACACATATAATCGGAACGTATCCCAACTTTGTTATCCGGCAAAATCTTTCGTTTCGCTATCGAGTTACCGCCGTGAACGTACTCCAACCAATAACAAACATCGAATTCTTGCTCACGGGTACAAACAACGGTGACGCTCTTATAAGGAACTTTGTCTTTGAAGATTGGACAAATGGTTTCACTCTTCGCCACAATCATTCCATCACCCTCGGGAAAGATAACTCCTTTCTTGGTAAAGATGGGGTCGGGCCCCCAAACGTCTTGCTTAGTTACCCGTTTGGGTTCCCGAAAAGTCGGTTCACTTACAAGTATTATTGGTTTCATGATTTGTTTGTGTTGGAAAGCAAAGTCAATTTGTTCGATTGGATTAATATTTTGACTTGATTCTCCGAGACACAATAACCGTTTCCTTTTCCTGAAACCGGTCGAATGATAATCGGAAATTTCTTTCGAACGTTGATACCGGCGATTTTGTAATCCTCGCCATGGTATTTGAAAACCTTGGTGGTATCTTCTTTGCTCAATCCATAAATCTCACGATACCTTTCCAAATCGATTTCGATTTTCTCGACCGCTTTTCCATCCTCTTTGGTCGTGGCCACTTCCAACTTGTACTTGGCCAAGGTTGGTTCGTAAGTGCAACCCATGGCCTTCAACTGCAAGCCATACTTCTCACCAACTCCCTTAAGGGCTGAATCGATTTCTTCCCTTAATTTTCTCAAAATCACGTTATCGAATTGGGTAACTTTCTTCATGTCCTTCTCCTTATATTAGTTTTTGACAACCCCATCGGCTCCGACTATACAAACCAAATCTTCCGGTTTGAACAAAGGAAAGATTAAGGCTATGACGTTGGCCCCGGCATAAGCGAAGATTCCTTCCGTCTTGTCATAGAAGACCAAGATTGGTTTCTCATTCGCCTTCGCCATCACCTTCGCTTCTTCAACTGCTTGCTCTTTCGTCATGTCCTTCTCCTTAACTGCCTTTGATAACATCATGTTATCATGTTATAGATAGAGCGCAAGCACAAAATGAAATAAAAAAAGCCTCGGGGGTGGGTGCCCCAAAGGCTTTAAAAACGGCCACTTTTGCTTAAAACCACCCTTTTTAGGGTTTTAAACCCCCTCGGGGGCCCACTACCCGCTAAACGGTCGGAACCAAGCTTATCTTCCAAAAATCGCTCGATATGCTTCTATTGGTAAGGTACTCATAAGGAAGATAAAAATATCCCTTGTCGCCCCAATCCTCACCCCACCAATTTGAGCAAATCCAACTTTGTTTTGAATCATCGTATCCGACCACACATACCGCATGACCGCCGACCATCTTTTCACCATGGCCCGGCATTGGAGCCATTCCCGTTTTGGAAACTTCTTCGCTCTCGAAACTTTCATAAACTTCAAAACCAAAGATTGAGGGCCACCCAGATACCAAACAACCTTTGATATGGTTCATGTCCTGGTTGAGAGTTTGATAAAGAATGTTCCTTTGGGTTAAGGCGTTGAATGTTAAGGCGTTTCTAAAGGCTTGTTCTGGAGGCTTCTCGGTAAATCGCGCGACATCATAAGGCCAATCTTGTTCCCCGGTCACACCCTTGGCCGCAATGACTTTAATCCCGTCGCGAATTTCGGCGCCCGAATCCTCGTTGACGTTTCCTTCTTTTTCACGCTCCATGTAGTAAATCAAAAGCCTTGAAGGTGGAAAAGGAGTGAGGAAGTTTTGACGCATCATTTCAAATTGAAGAGCGAAGGCAATAGCGTTAGCCGTACAAGAGCCAAGTTGTCCCTGATTTGGGAGAGGTGGGCAAAGAGGGCGAAGGTCGATGATCGAGGGGAAGACAAAAGAGGTGGGTGGCGCAAGCTTATAATCCCGAGGATCCTCGAACTTTTGCTTACGCCACCCGTAACGCCTCATAGTTTTGCGAATATATGAATCAAACTATCCGCTATGGATTCCAAGGGAACGGCCCCGCCGACCGTCACACGGGTTCCGGGCTTATCAAATTCACCTTGAATTCCTACCGTCAATTGTGGAATGCCTTGAGCTGCAGGGATACCAATTTCGACACCCCATTCGACCACCACAACGCCTTGGCCATTTTTCGCGAAAAAGTCGGTCAAGTTAGTGTTGAGACCGCCACCAATGAATAAAAGGGCGTTCACGTTCACATTTGAGCCGTTACCAGGTTTTAGGTTAAAGATTCCGAAAGCTTCCTTTACCCCAATACCGTAAGAGTTCGGCAAGTTTTCCGTGGCGAAAGAATATTGGGCATCAACCAAAGGCATGACCGCCAATACATCTTCCCCGCCAATCGGAACTTCTCCGACCGAGATACCGGGTTTACCGATACCCAAAGCCTTTCCCGAAAGCTCCCACCCGAAGGAAGAGCCCACGAAAGCCAAACTCAAAACCATCATCAAAAATAATCGTTTCATTGTCCTACCTTTCCAAAAATAAAATTACCCTCGCTTTAAAGGCAAAGGTTACGGCGTTGTCTTCGGCGGAGCCGGTAAAGGCGTCAAAACTGAATTCGTGGGAATCGGCACTTCTTGAGGCAAAGCCATGACGTTATCTTGAACGACCGCAAGGATCTTGTCATGGTTCTCTTGCGCCCAAGCCCTTATGGCTCCAGACACGGCAATATAAAGACCCCCGCCGAACCCTACCAAGAGCAAATGGAAATCATGAGGCATTGGAGCGCCGGCGGTAATACTGTCAACGATGCTCTTCAAAACCGTGGCGAAGTATCCGAGAACGGAAGTAATGACGACCTTTTCCAAACTCGACAAAATGTTCTTGAACTTTGGATGGGCTGTTAAAAAATTATCAATTGGTTTAACGGCCGTAACGAAAAACAACTTTATCTTGTCCCACATAATTAACACCTTTCAAAACAAAAGTTTGGGCCCGGCATTGCCCGACCCCGCAAGGAAACCGAAGCCGTTCGCCTCAAAGCTGGAGGCCTTGAAGCTTACCCCGCGGTTCCGCGCGGAGCCTAGGAGATGGTCTTCCCCCGAATCTTTTTACAAACGGGCGGCGAAAAACCGGGCACGGCAACGCACCCTCATGAAGCGATCCCATTAAACCCACCAAAGAGCCATTGCGGCCAGAACTAAGGCGGGGACAAGTAGAACTTAATGAAAAATTCCGTTGAGGGCATCCAAGGCGTTCGAATACCAAATCTCGTATCCCTCGATAAGACCCTTTTTATAAACGCAATTATCCGCCTTCACTTTATCAAGGGTCGTCCTGACTTGAGCCAATAGCGCCAAGGCCTTGGTTTTGTTCAAATCCCCCTTGGTCTTGTCATATCGGTATCCCTTGGAAGCGTTCCACTTGCCAACCAAACAACCTTCGGCGTTTAAAAGATAACTCGCCTGGTAGGCTTCTTGGGGATGCTTCATGGCCGCGGTTTCGTACTTCTCCGCCGCCAAATCCAACTGGCCTTTGTCGCGATAAGCTATCGCCTCTTTCTTCAACGACCAAGCATCGGCGCATTGAGCCTCGGTGGCCAAGCAACCGGCATTGGCTTTGACGGAAACCAAAAATCCGGTCACCAATCCCATGGCCAGAACTAAAAAAACCAAAGTGAATCTTTTCATTTACTATTCCTCCGACTTTTAATTGGGGCCACCTTGCGGGGCACACCGGGAATCATTGTATAAAATAGCCTTTCGCCTTGATGTATGGATTTCAAATAACCGTCATTTTCGTATTCTTCACGGTCTAAAAACCAAGTCTTCCCCGTTTGCCACCAATGGGAAGCCCGGTCAAGTCCTACCTGATTAACTTTATCAACGTAGGCATGGGCCACAATCCACGTTCCAAAGGCGGGATCCTTGGCGCATCGTTCTTTAAGGTCGTCCATTTCATCCGAGTAAGGGTTCTTCATTACCGCGGTGGTGATATTTAATCGCCTCGCCTGTTGAACCAATAGGTTCAAATGAGACCCCAAGGCATCGTAACGGGGCCATTGTTTATCGGGGGGGGCCAATGGGTCAATCCAAGCTGCCAATTTAAAATGACCGGATTCGTGGTTCTCCTTGGATGCTAACCTGACCGCTATTTTCCAGTTACCGCCGGCAACGTCCCAATTCTTAAAAGCCAAGTCTTTCGAGGCTTGAATTGGCATCCAATGATTCATCGATTGAGTGAAGTTGACGAAGGCGGCTTCATAGTCGGAATAGGTATAAGCCTTCGAGCTCGAACAAAAGCCCAATAGAAGCGATAGGATTAAACTTGTGAATCTGACCGAACGCACCGTAAAAGCCAATCATCTAGGAATTTTTTCTTCTCGGGTTTCTCCAATACCCTGGAAGCGTAATAATTTTTTCTCCAATTAATGAACGAGTTTATTATTTGATCAATCACACCTTGAGGATTATTACATTCTTGAATCGTTATAGGTCCAAGGTTCCCATCGGCTCTAATTCCTAAAACCCCCTGCAAACCCTTTACCGCGCGGTCACCGATATTCACAACCGCATCATAAACTTGGGTCGCCAACTCTTGGCTTACCAATTCACCCAGGCGATGAGAGTTCCAAAGGTTCTTATAGAATTGTTCAACCAAAGCCAACAAGGATTGGTCCTGGACCGCGAAATGTCCGGCGGCGTGGAAGTCTGGAGCGGAAGCAAGATATTGGTCGATGATTGCCCACCCTGGCCAATTCGGGTTGTAATGCCGTGAGATACCACAAAAAGTTAAAAGCCCGGAATCCCCGGGTACGTTTTCCAACATGACACCTTCAAACCTCATGGTTCTTTTGTAAGGTCCCTCGAATGTCGCCATTACGGATTCCTTCGATACATGGCTCGTTTAATGTCCTTCATGTCTTCTCGTAAATCGTTTTGGCCCTTCTGGATAACATCGAGTTTTTCATTCAATTGGTCTCTCAAAACTTGGGTATCTTTCGCCGGGGTATAGCGACCGTCCATCCAAGAAAGGGTCGCCACGGTGCCAACAATGAGAGAAATCGACACGGCTATCAAACTTTTGAGCCACCCGGGGAGAACCACCTTACCCGCATCGGTTGACCTCGAATGAGAATGAACGTGTTCGGTCATTTCAACCTCTCCTATTAGTAAGTTAATCTTGTCGCCCAAATCGAACTTCTCAAAATGCAATTTGTTCTTGTGCCCGTGTAATTGACATAAGTGTCCAAATAAATCACATAGTTTGAAGTTACCGTCACGTTTATTTCAGGAACAACAACTTGGAATCCCGAGGGCCCCGCCGGGACATTTATCATTGATCGAGCCACACCCCCATAAAGCGGATAAACAATTCCGCCATTTACAGAAATATTACCGCCCGTGACCAAAGTGGCCGGAACCGAACTGGTATTGTCTCCATTGGTACTCGCCCAAGCATAAGACAATCCCAATACAGTTATGGAAGCGACATCATTACCGGCGGCAACCATTCCCCCCACCGTCCAATTACCAGGGGAAAGCGTGATCGAATTACCCGACATTTGAACAAAACTATTCGTTTGAGTAGGAACGGCCGTGGCGGATTGAGAGAAAATGTAATTGGCCGGGGTATTAGTCATCGTAGGCGTTGGAGTAATGGTTGGCGTGTTGGTATTGGTCGAAGTGAAAGTCAAAGTGTTGGTGGGTGAGGAAGTCCAAGTGAATGTCGGGGTGTTGGTATATGTCGGCGTATTAGTGAAAGTAGGTGTTCGAGTATTGGTAAAGGTGTTGGTATTAACCGGGGTGAAAGTGTTGGTTCCAGCCGGTAGGGTATTGGTATTGGTGGGCGTGTTCGTGAATGCGGTCGTATTTGTAGGCGTTGGCGTAAATGTGTTTGTGTAAATAGTCGTATTAGTGAAAGTATTAGTCGGAGTGAATGTCGGCGTAGAAGTGAAGGTGGGAGTAAAAGTCAAAGTGTTGGTTGGCGTGAAAGTGGGTGTCACCGTCCAAGTTGGCGTATCCGTCCCGCGCATGGCAATTTGTCTCCAAACGCTTCCATTCCATTTATAAATGGCGTTGGTGTCGCTCGTGTCCCATTCATCCCCGATTTGTAATCCGACCGTGGATTGGGCTTTCATTTGGGCAAACGTTCCGGTAATGGCGGCGCTTGGGATTTCAAGGTCGCTCGGGAGTTGAGGACCAAGGCTTCTTAATGTCTTCGCCTGTAATGCGGTGACAAGCAAGATTGAGAAAATAGCCCACCAACCGATAAACTTAATTACTCTTTTCATGTCTAACCCCTTTTAATAAATGAATCCAGCCGGAACCGGCAAAGTCACGTTTCTTATGTTTGTTGTTCTTGTAAGCGTTCCACCAAAATAATTTAAAATTTGATTTGAACTTCCCGAAGCGTCTATATCCGTTATGTTGGCGTTTGATATTTGGCAATTTGCGAGAGTTCCGGTGTAATTAAGATATGCCGTTGACGACCCCGTTACACATTTCAACGAAGACGGATTCAATCGATCGGATACAAGTGTAAAACTATTGGACACCGCTAAAGTAGTTCCAACCCCTAAAGAGGACGTGACACCTGCCGGAATATTGTAGTCTGTACAGCTAAATTGAAATGGGCCGATAATATTTTTTGCGGCTGCGAGAGTTATTCCGGTATAAGAAACGGCGCCATCGCAAATAAAATTACTTTGGATAGTTAGACCCGATGAAGTCGTTGTTGCGTTATTAACTCTCTGCCAATGAATACCTGGAAAATTACAAGTGTAAGTCCCGGTAAGATTTAATGTTGCGCCTGACGAATTAATCGTTCCCGCAATATAAGAAGCGGGTCCGCTTGTCGCTGTGATATTTTGAATAGTTATACTTCCAGATGTGTTTAAGTTGACTTTACTTGTTCCGGTTCCGGTAAAATTACCGGTCCAATTTCCGCTTCCGTTCATTACAAAAGTCGTGGTTCCAGTTAGCGCACCGTTCGAGCTAAGATTTCCTCCGACAGTTATAGAGTTTCCGTTGACGATATTATTCGCGTTCCCGAAACTAACCGAGCCAGAAATAGTCCAGGCGTCCCCAAGGGTATATGTTTGTTGAGCCGCTTGAGGACCGATAAACGTACCCGGGAAAACAAGTCCCTGAGATGTCATAGTTGAGTTGACGATAACCGAAAGAACGCCGGTCCCGATCAAGGTCATGCCGGAACCCCATATAACATTTCCGGAAACCGTTAGAGTTTGACCGGCAGAAAAAGTTAAATTTGAAACGTAACCGGTGGCCGTCACGGATTTACAAACAGCCGTTCCAACGTCCACCGTAATCGGGCCGGACGAAGCGGTAACGGCCACATCATCGGCAGCCGTTGGGGTAGCCGCTCCAACCCACGAAGCTGTACTCGACCAATTTCCACCGCCGGCCGCCGCGATAATCGTGGTTGCGTTTCCGATGGAATATAAAAAAAGGAATAGGACTAAACCTAAAAAGCCCTTCATCGTTTTTGCTCACTTGGAAGGTCGATTGAATATTGACCCGTGGCCATCATGTTTGTAACGGGACCCGAATTGAAAAATATCAAAGGTCGGTTAAATCCGCCCGAGAATATCGGAGCGCCAATATTAAGCCCAAGATTTCCTCCGCCGATTGTGACAGGGCCAAGAAGCGTCACCGTTCCATCGGTCACATAGAAAGGCCCGGCGGTTGAAGCCGTGGTGTTTGTCACAACCAGTTCTCGAAGAGTGTTGTAATAACCAGCCGTAGCGGCAACGATTGTGTTGGCACCCGAGGCGGAAGAGTTCACAATGAATCCAAAAGCGCAAGGCGTTGGAGAAGGCGTTGTCGTATAGTTCGGAGTTGGTGTAATGGTTGGAGTGTTGGCGCTTGAAGATCCTCCACCGGGCGAAGGCTGTTGCATGGGGGCCCAATAAAATTGGCCATGAGGAAGAGGGGTAATGGTTCCGGTCGGAGTAATGACGACCCAATTTTTTACATCAATAGCGTCATAAGTGGCAGTAGCCATGGGAGTGGCCGTAGCCGAGCCGCTTGGAGTCCAAGTTGACGTTGGAATAGTTGTGAAAACTGGAGTTCTTGTAGGCGTAGCGGTCGGCGAGTTGGTTGGCGTAGGACTTGGAGTTTTAGTTGGTGTATTTGTCGGAGAATTAGTTGGTGTTTTTGTTGGAGTATTAGTCGGCGAATTTGTGGCCGTGTTCGAGATTGTACCCGTGACCGTAAATGTATTCGTGAGAGTAGGAGTTTTGGTAGGAGTGTTGGTAGGAGAATTGGTTGGGGTCACGGTTGGTGACAAAGTAGGCGTATTGGTTGGGGTGTTGGTGGGTGTGCTGGTACTGCATGGGTTCACGAAGGCGGCGTAAGTAGTCGGGGCCGAACAAGTCAAATAGGTGGCGTTCTCTTGGGCAATGATGATGATGTAGCCCGAATAAGTCGAGGATGGAACGGTTACCGTCCTGGTTATCGTGTTGAGAGCGTTGCCATTGTCGAAGAAGGTAAAGCCCCGGTCGCCGGTCGTACAAAGCATGGTTGACCCGAGATAGGAAGAATAAGCCGACCCATCCGCGGTGGTCGCCGCCGAAAACAAAATGTCGTAACTCACGGTTCCAAAATCCCCCGCGTCGCGAACCTTGAAAGTCACAGAAATGGAAGCCCCAGGGTTTCCACAATTGGGAGCCCCGGTAATCGTAATGGCCGACACTTGCGCCATGGATGGAATCGCAAGACCTAAGAAAATAAATAAAAATGCCAATAGTTTACGCATTGAATCCCCCCATCTTTGAATCCCGTCCCCACGGGTATGACAAGCCAAGAATACTTTGTTTCGTGGCCTTTGTAAACAAAACCACTTTCAACGAATTGAAAAATTTTCAATAATTTTTAAATGCCGTAATCCCCAACCATTTCAGCCAATGCCATGGAATAAGCAAAGGCGGAATTCGCCCGAAGATAAACATAAGGCTTTATGGCGGTTTGGGTTGTGGTCGAAGGTGAAGGAACTTTTGAATTGGAAGAAACGTTTATAGCGATCGAGGCTCCGACATAAGCGTCATAAATAACTTCGCAAGTAATTATCCCGGTCAAACAATTTGCGCTCAAATTGACGAAGAACTCTCCGCTTCCGGTGATAGGTGTCGCAATCGATGTGATTGTACTCGTGGCGTTTCCGTTATTATTCACCAAAGACATTGAGTAATTATTCGCCGAAACTTGTTTAAACCAAATTCCCCAACCCGTCAAATTCGCGAGTGGGTCGGTTCCGGTCAAGTCAGGGTCGCCCGAAGCATACCCAATGAAAGATTGTTGAGCGCCTCCCGATGGAGTTCCGAAACCCGGGATATGAATAAAAAGATTCATCAAGTTATAAACCGGAAGTAAAAGATTGGCCGGGGTGTATTTGGCTTCATGCCCACTCGTGTTATCAACCGAAACCATAATGTAAGGAGTCGTGAGTAAACCGGCCAACCACGATTCGGCCAAGCTTCCGCCGGTTCCAGAAAGAGCCATAGTTCCTTGAACCATACCGGTCGAAATAAAGTTCGTGGCGCTCAAGTCGGCCATTAAGGACCATTGGCGGCGTTCTTTTCTTGGGTTGACCAAATTCCATTGGGTGCCGTTATAAATCAAAACAACGGTCATTCCTTTTCTTATCATTCCTGATTGAATCGGAAATCCATCGTTGTCATAAATATTTAAAGCGGCTTGCGAATTTACTTCCAGAGTGCAACCGGATGGGTGCCCATTGGTATTGTCTTTGGAGGCCACAAAAGCCAAAAGGGTTCCGGCGGCGATATTGGCATTGGCCGGGAATCCTGTTACGCCTGTGGCTTTATATGTGTTCACTTCCGATGCTTGGCTTGTATCCGTGCCACACCAAAATATAGCATTCGCAAAAATCTTCCACTTCGTGGAGTCGGTTGGAAGATTTCCAAGGTTGTTGTCGGTCAAAGATTGATAAGTTTTTCCGCCATAAGAAACAAATGAATCGGTGAAATAGTTCGTTCCCGAATCATATGGAGGGATACCATCTTGGAGGATTTCAGCAATTTGGGAAGTGATGACATAATCGAGGGCGTTCATATCTTCGAGAACTGGAAGACCACCATTTAAAGCGTCATCCCACCCAAATAACCAAGCCGGACTTTGAAGAGTGTCAAGATCCGTGGAGAATGCCGGGGGGCCAATGGCCGAAGACCCGAAAACGGAAAGGCCACCAGGAACGGCTCCCAAGCTTTGTCCAAATATTTTTGCCGTCTTCCGCGGTATTCGAGCCAAGGCAAACTCCTTAAACGTTAATAAAATCTTGTGTCGTTAAAACGTGACCGGTCAAAAGGTTGCTTGTGGTACTCACGGGCGAGATATAAGAAGGTGGCGGAGTCAATGCCCTTCGGAAGCCATAGAATTTTTGACCCGTATAAGGAAAAGTATAAACGATACTTCGGCCAACCGCCAAGGGTTTAGGAAGAAGACCCGCTTTTATGAAAAATTCGGCGACTATGTTTTGACCAATTTCGGCGCTATAAAAGTAAGTCATGTGCATGGCCAAATCATCAATGACTTGCAAAACGTCTGAAAAAAATTCAAATATGAAGTTGTTTATGGCGAATGTGGTTCCTTTTAGGATATTTCGAACCGCAACGATTTTCATTATTTGGCGGTATTGATCATCGTTTAATGTGATGAATCCCGAGAAGTCTTGGCCCTGATTTGAAACCCCTACATATTTTCCAATGAGCAAAAGTTGATTCCCAATAGCTGTATTAATGTCAAAAGCTTGAGCAATGGCGAGGGGGATTATTGGTTCGGTCGTATTGGTGAAGAGTAAGTCGCCGTCATTGTCTTTCAGGGGTTCCCCATCATTGTCGGTCAAAATGTCATGGCCTTGAGGAACCAAGAGTGGCCCAACAAGCGCTTCAATATTTAAAGTGGCTTTTGTGAGCCCCAAATATTGGCGTATTAAAAGACCGGCGTAATAGTCAATGATTTCTTGTGTTGTCATTTATGTAACCGTCACCGTGGCCGTTCCAGTATTCCCGAGGTCATCGGTAACCAAAATTGTGTCGGTGGAAGGAGTTGGCCCCGCGGTATAAGCCCCGGTTCCGCTATCTATCAACCCGCCACTATTATTCGTCCCGAATGAATAAACATAAGTTCCATGGCCACCCAAGGCGGCGAATTGAACCGTTCCGGTGTTATGAGGAACGATTGAAGTGGTCGGATTTAAAATAATTGGCAAAACGATGATATCTTCCGAGGCTATTTGGAACTGATAATTCAAAGCCGCCGGGGTAAGAGTGTTTGTGAAAGGGCCGGTATCAGACAACGAAAACCCGGCATTCGTGACCAATGTATTGGGGTCAATTTGTTGAACGAATGTCGCGAGTTGGTTTATGTTTATTTCGGCGGCAATACCAGGAACGAACAAAGTGGGGAGTTGTGCCACGATTGCCGCGATATTCGGCGGCGTTGTTCCGTTGATCGAGGTCGCCGTGAATCGTATGAATACTTCAATTCCGACCACGATATCCCATTGGATGGTGAAAAGAGTTCCATCGGGTTGGGTCACATTATAGGTTTGGTCACCTTTCATGTTACAACCTTCGGTTCTATTGACATAAATGGCGTTGGCAATGTCGGCGGCGGCAGCCGACCCAGAAATAACGGCATAAATCGAATTTAAAGGGGAAGCGTAAGGCGGGTTGGCTTGGCCATAATTCTCATAAACTTTCGCATAAGAAACACCTGGGACGTTCCCGAGCGCCGCCTGGGTGCCTTGCTGGAATCCTTGTGATGGAAGCGAAACGGATTGTTGGCGCCGGATTTTGAGCGCGGCATCGGTTTCTTGGTTTATACCTGAAATTGTTCCAATAATTGTTGGGTTGTTGATCGCCGTCACACCTAAAACGATAAGACCTGGAACCGTGATCGTGTTTGGAAGAACTGAAATCGCTCCGGTGTTGGCCGCCTGGAATTGATAAGAAGCGGTTCCGGGGCCACTTACGGATTGGGTCGTAATGAGATTCCATTTGTTCCCGGCGTTGTCGGTCACATAGTAAACGGGATTGGTTGTTTGGTCTAAACCATAAAGATTCAAAGCCCGGTCGGTTGTTACGGAAACCGGCGTGGTGGTATAAGTTCCACCTTGAACTTGAATTCCATTTATTCCAACCCTTTGCCAAAGAATGGTTCCAATGGCTTGGTCAGGGTCGAAGGAGGTAAAAACTTGTTGAATGATTGTCCGAATATCGGTGGCACCCTGACAATAAATATTAATGGCGTTGGCATCGGGGGATCCTGCCGTCACATCGATATTGATACCATAAATGCCTTTGAGGAAAGCCGTTAGGTCGGCAATGAGTTCCGCCTGGGTCTTTAGAGTTAATCCGTTAGCCGTTAAGGAATCGGGCATGGTTAGGCCGCCATTTCATGAAAGATTGAATCTTTAACCGTTGAAAAAACGGTCTCAACTGAATATTGAATCGAGAAAGCCCGATTCGAAGGTAAGCTTATTTCCAATTGTAATTGACCTGTCACCCCTTGGGTATTGATGATTGCCGCGGATATCGCGAGTTGTAAAAGAATCTCATTGTTCCGAGACCCCAAGAGGTTGAACCAATCGATACCGGTATTCATCGACCAAAAAGCGTTGTTGAAGAATTGAAGGATATTGCTTCGGATTTGTTGGGCCATGGCGGCATTACCCGAAAGGTAATTCCCTTTACCGGTTCCGAACGTCCAATCGCCCTCTTGATCAAGAGCTCGAACTATGGTTTGGACTTCACTCAAGTAATTCTCCTAGCTTCCCGGCTGTTGCCCCAAGGCTAGCCGAATTCAAAGGTGTTCCACTCACTCCAGGGGCCGAAGTAATTGGGACCGTAATTGATTGTATTTCACTTATTAGTTCTTGTAAAAGTGCATTTAATTTATAAGTGTCATTGCCGATAAGAACTTTTGAAGAACTTACACCCACTTGACCTCCGCCAATCCATTGTAAAAGCAAATGATTCATGTCGAAGTTAGTTAAAACGTTCCCTTTTGATCGAGGGCCCACCAAGATAACAGCATCCGAAAAAGAGTGAAGTCTGGAGGTATCCGGAGCCCCAATAACACTACCAGCAAACCAAGCGTCCATATCCCGGTCATTGAAAAATATAAAACATTCGTCATTTTTAGCGATTGGGAAAGTTAATGAGGTTTGGCCACCCCTTAAGAACATTACGGGGGAATCGGCTATTGGCGGATAATCCACGAGTTGGGTTTTATTTTTTTGGGTGTCGGTATCAAAAATCAATATTTCCTTTTTGTAATTGATCGAAGCCGTAGCGGTTTGGTTGGCTGGATTGAAGGATTGAATTGTCCCAATGTGATGACAATTGAAATTTAGAAGTAAATTTCTTTGAAACATATTAAAGATGTCGGGTAATTCGGGATTTGTTAATAGGGTCATGCTGGTATGTCCACGAGTTCCGATACGACAAATGGGGCGAATAGACCCACGTTAGTAATGGCATCCCCGCAAACGGAATCCGAAATGGTTCCGCGGTGGCCAAGGCTTACGACCTTATAGTCATGGTTGAGTGTCGGATTGGTCAAGGTGACCAACTTAACTCTTTGAGCCATAATCAATCGAGGCTCGAAAAGCATCGAATAATGGATGATAGATTGTTCCCAAATCGGAGTTTCCAAGAGCCCGGCGGAAGCATCAATGACGTTTATTCCATCCGATGGGATGCACTCGTTATCTTCCAAAATGTAGGCTTTCCCGAGGTCGATAAAGAACCCGCTCGATGTAGGAGTGGTTGACGTCCAATTTTTAAGAACTTCCAATGGGTGTTCGGAAAATGAGTTTGAGCGGCTCAATGTGCCTTGAACGGCTCTTCCAACCGCCCCAAGTTGGACAACCTGGCCTTGGTTGTTACCAGGAAGGGCGTTAAGAAGGGGTTGAATCATGGCTTGGCGGGGGGTGCCGGCCGGAAATGTTTGTGTGGCGACCGTGGGGGCGTTGGCGAAAACAAATCCTCCATCAAACGATTGAATCTCGGTGACTATATCAACCCGGCTTTGTTTATAAGAATAGCATTGGGAAATCATGCCCCTAAAACAAACCGGAATATTTATGGAACTATACCCGGCCTTGAATGTGATGGTTCTCAAATCGCCAACGTCATTGATATTCTTTTGAATGGCGCTTCGGTGAGATTCCTCCAGGTTGTAAAGCTTGAAACTCGCGACATTGGCGGATGACAAGGCGTTTCGCTGGATATCGAATTCACAAGTGAACGGAAGCTTTATGGTTAGGATATCCCCGCTTTTGGTTTGAATATTGATTTCATAGATTCGACCGAATTTAAGCAAGTTGACCCGCCTTTAGCGCCGCCTCGTATTGTTGAACCTCCGCTTGGGTCAAAACGTAAAGTTGGAAAGCGCCACTCGAAAGATCCTCCAATTGTGTCGGTTCCCTTCCGGTTTGAGTGATGCAAGTTAAGCCGAAGTTGATAAGATTTTTGAATTGCCTTAAGGCGTTAGGAATGACACAAACCCGAGTGATTCCGAGTTGGAACCCTTGGGCGGAATTCACGATTGAGGTATAAAACCAACCTGTTTGAGAGGCCACATAACTCAATGAAATAACGAGTTTGCTCCCATCGGGCAAAACAATGGTCATCGATTGATTTGGGTCGCTTGTCAAATTCAAAATTGGAAGCATGATTTATCCTTAGAATAAACTTGAGACAAAAGGAATGCTCGAAGGTGATGGGGTCGTAGTTCCCAAATCCACGTTGGGGGATAACGCTTGCCCGGCCCTTCCATCCAAAACCACCGCCGGCGTACTTGTCGTATTTGAAAACCTGATTTCCTTAAACGTTATGAAAAAATCCGTCAACTCGGTTGTTTCTTCCGATTGAAGAGGGACAATAGATTCCGGCATCATGTTTAACATTAACGCCCACGGGGTTTGGATATTGAAAAGCCACCGTTGAATCCTCGCCTTTGCCCACCATTGAAAAGCGGCTTGTTGCTTATTTTGGGTTCCTTGTCCCGAGAGGGAATTCCAAGCGCTTGCCGCGGCATTGGCTAAGTTGGCGGCTTGAGAATAAGCGCTTGAGGCTTCATTTAAAAGGTTTAAAGCCGTCACCGAGAGCCCCGGGGCAAAGTCGGATATGGGCACAAGGGCCGAGCTCACCGCTTGGAGAACCGGCGATTGGAACGGCAAGAGGTCGTTGAGTTCACCAATAAAACCATGGGTTGAATACTTGATTGGCGGAAGGGCGGAATGGTCCTGAATGGCCGAATTGCTTTCGATGTAATGGTCGGTGATATCGATTTTCAATTCCATCTTTTGTTCGCCTTCGGTATGGAAAAGAAAGGTCGGGGTAATGATCGAGCCATTGAAAATGCCCTGATACCCCACGTTTGAAGCGGGGGTGATCAAGGCGATATTTGAGAGACCCGCGGTTAAAGCTTGAACGTTCGGAATCATTATTTCACCGTACTTTGATCAAGGTTTCCGGCTGCCTTCTTCATTTCCCTCTTGAGGGCTTCCGAAATCATTTTCCCATACATTTCGGGATTCGCCACGGGCCCAATGCCATTAAGGTTTATTTGGGCGTTAATGTTGTGGATAGTTCCGCCGGTCGTTGAACCTGTTTTCAAGTTATATATGACACCGCCCATGATATCCTCCAAGGCGGCGGCGCTTTCCCTTCCGAACTTACTTGACCCGCCTTGGAACTCGAACATATCGGCCATGTGACTTGTGATGGTGGCCCACCCCGACATACTCTTCCCAATCAGTTCAAAAACCTTTAACTTTTCGGCCAATTTATCCAAGGCCGTCACGAGCCTCAAAGCTGGAGGGATGATTGCGTCAATTTCCTTGGCTATGTCGGCCCCCCGGAACGAGGCAAAAGAATGGAAAGCGTGTTGAATATCAATTCCGAGTTGGTTCCAGGCTTCCCCGGTTTTCTCCAGGCGGCTAATAGTGGCATCCGAAAGGAAGGGAGCCTTTGAGATTTCATCGGTTCCAAGCCGACCCTGCATGATTCGCGCGATAAGGTTTTGGTCGCCGATGAATGATTTAAGGCGGTCAACGGCCAACCCTGGAACCTTTTCTTTCATGGCGTACTCTCTTAGACGCTGGAAAAGGAACTCGGGGTGTTCGATATATTTATCGATGTCGGAACCCTTGGCATCCCCTAAAACGGCATGAATCCAAAACATTCCTTCGGGAGCCTGACCTTTGAACTTTAAATCAACCATGGCTTGTTTAAGTTTTAAAAGGCTTTGGGTCATCGTACCGTTGGCGATACCGAGTTTACCGGCGGCGTTCTCGTATTGCTGGATGGATTGGGAACTCTCGCCGATAAGGGTCTTGGCGTTGGTCATTCCGATACCAAACTCGCCCGATGTGGTGAAGAGCTTCTCCAAGGCGTAGAAAGCGCCGACAATGGCCGCCTTCGCTTGGAAGGACATATCCTTGATATCGCCCAAGCCTTCCTTTGCCCCTTTGAGAGCGTTAAGGGTTTTCTCATGCCCGTTTATACCAAGGTTTATGAATAAGTCACCAACGCTTTTGCCCATCTATTTCTCCGGCGCATTAAGCGCAATGAATTCTTCTTCGTACTCTTGAATAAAATTTTCGTAATTAAGAACCTGGAGAACCTTACGGGCGGGTAAGCTTTCGGCTTCCAAAAGAGAGCTTGCGTATCCACCTTTGACCAGGCGGCAATGAATCAAAAATATGTCGTCATGAGATTCTACTTTTGGGAAGAATCTCTTTTTCCTTCGGCCTTTTGTGACGACTTTAACAAGAGGCCGCTCAAAAAAGGGTCAAGGTTTTGGGTCATGACCTCGATACACACCAAAACAAAATCGCCTCTTGCCACCAATGGTTCGAATGTCGCTTCGGTAATCTTTTGGTCGCTTCCATTGGCTATTTCAGGATGGGAATAAATCGCACGTTGAAAGCACTTCATAACGGATTGATGAACCTCGGGGGAAGAAAGCGTCAACGGCAAGTAATCCATGATAACGTCTTTTTTGGTCTTACCCTCGGGGACTTCCGCGAATACGAGCATCTTGAGAACTGATTGGTAAAGTGAATGGGCATCCCTGAAAGGAGCGTCATTGATTTTAAGGGTCGCTCCGCTAGGTAGCGGAACCACCCTCATTTCTTGCTCTGTCATGTTTCATCCCCCTAGGCTACGATTCGCAAGGCCTTGGAAAAGTGGATTTCATACATGACTTTGGCTTGGTCGGTATTACCTTCCACGTTTTCTTTGCCCGGCGTTTGTTTCTGGAAAACTCCACCCGACAAAAGGTAGGTATCCGCCGAAATGTTACTCGCTCCATCACCAACGTTTTTGACGTATTGGCCAGTAAGAAGAGTGAATCCGGCGAAGTTGGAGTTCTGGAGGTTGAGAAGGTTTAACAAGAAAACGTCATCGGCACTCGCCCGAACCAAGCCGATTTTCAAAACTCCGATTTGGCCCTGGGTGTTTAGAGCGAATAAGGCGTTCCCATTCTTTCCCTTCTTCACCGTGGCGATTCCATTTGGGAAGTCGAGGTCGATGGTGTCGGCATCGGCGAAGTCGTTAAAAATCCTTTGGTTGATGATTAATGTATCCGCTCCCGCAAGGGCTGCAACGTTTGAATCTGGCATGGCTTACTCCTTAAGGTTGAAGATTGATAATAATATTGGAAGTTTCGGCGGAACCCGCTTCTTTAAGCGCACCTTGAACCAACGGCATCTTCCGGGCGTTTCGGTCGGCTTGAGACTGTTGGGCAATCGGTTGGGCGAACAAATACCAGCCCACCGCGGTAATGTTGTTGGAGAAGGTTTGAGGATCCCCGAAAGGAATCGAACCCGTCCACACGAGACCGGAAGCCCCGAAACCGCAAGTAACGGCTTGTTGCATGACAACACCCAAGGCGGCTTTGTAGCCGGTGACCCCCGGGTCGGTTTGTGGGATTTTGGTATTGGTTTGCGCCAAGTAGTTAAACCCGGCGATTTGAAGGGCCATGGAAAGCCAAATCGAGCCATAAACTTGGTCCCAATAAAGATTGGCGCCGGAAATCAGAACGCAAGGGTAACCATCGACCGAGGCGTAAATGTCGGCCCCGTTAGTGGCCGCTTCCCCTTGGGCGTTTCCAATGGTTGAGGTCATGTTGGGGTCAGGAACAATCGAATTCAATTGTTTCAAGTCAATATCGAGGAAAGTATTCGACCCGGAGAAATCAACGCAATGCGCGCGGAAAGCGTAAGCCGCGGCGAATTTCATGGCATTGAGCCCACCGACTGTTGAGTCCCCGTAATAAAGAAGGCGAGTATGGGTAAAGGAACCCGAAACGAGTTGAGACCCGATTCCCGCCGCTTGGATATCGGCTTCGGTGTAAGACACGATATAAAGCAAAAGTGGCAAGCCTTGAACAATGGCGGCCGCGGCCAAAGTGTCGGTCGAACCGATGGTGGCATAGGTTAAGTTTTGAAGGATCCCGCAATAATTCACAACGCCCTGGGTGCGAGTAATGGCAGCCCCCAAGGTTTCAGCTTCTTGGGTATCGGTAATGGTGAACGTGATTGGAGCGATTCCAGCCGTTTGAAGACTGTTGGCCGCCACGGTGACGGTCGCCGTTTCCCCATAAGTCCCGCCGGTCACAATCTTTAAATCTTGAGAAGCCAAAGAGCCGGTGACCGTCCACTTGGATTGACCGGTAACGGCTTGAAGTTTGGTTTGAATGGCTCCGACCGTATCATCCCAATTAATGGCCGCCGTGGTTCCATTGGCGGAAGCAATCTCAAAAGTCCCGCTTGCCGGTACTCCCGAGAGAGCCAAATCGAATTTATTCAAAAGCAACGTGATGATGATAAGTTGACCGTCACCGCTCAAGAGGTTTGGATTTTGAGCGAACCCCGCCACGGCCATTTGATAGGTTTGGGAAGACGAACCGAAGTCGGTCGCCACATCGGAAGAGTTTTGATAAAGCTTATATCCGTTTGTTCCGAAAGAACTACCCGGGATTTCACTTGAGAAGAGCGCCACGTTGTTGGGGTTGAACTGATTGATTCCAAGAGAGGTTTGAGAAACCGAAACATTGATAACTCGAGAAAGCGGAAGAATGTTAGCCGGTGCGGTCATTTTTAAAATCTCCTTTGGGTCCTGGACCCTCTACGGTTGAAGTGTAATTTCTGGAGTTAGAACTCCATCAAAATAATCAACATCTTGCTTGAGGCTCTTAGAATACAACACCGAAATAGAACACACAAAGCGAAAAAGAATTGCGGCCCCGTCTTGTTCTGAAATATCTACAAACCCGTTCGGGATTGACGGAAGCTTAAAGGAATTCGCCACCTGTTGATTTTGAGAATAAAATGATTTCAAAGCCATGAGAACTTCTTCTTGGCGGTAAACCGCTTCCATCGACCGGCTAAAGATGTTCACGTCGATCAAAGCCGCCGTGTTGACCGTTTGGCCCGAGACTTCGCCACCGCCGTTCACCCCCGCCGGGAATCGCCGATTGGAATAAGGCTTCAAATTCACGATTTTTAAGACTATGTAAAGTGAATCGTTCTCGGGCTGGAAACCCTTTTGGTTGTAATAATAAATGTGTTCGTTATCCAAGCCCATGAACTTTTGAATAACGTCCAAAAGCATATCCAAAGCGGAGCCAACCATGATTGTGGCCGTGGCTGTGTCCCCGTTGTCATCGGTTACCAGGATGGTGTCTATTTGGGAGTTTGGGGGAAGGTTCACGGTCGCCGGGGCCGTGTAAATTCCGGTTACTGCGTTGATCGACCCGCCGGCCCCGCCACCTTGCACCGAATAGACGTAAGGGGCCGTTCCACCCGCCGCGAGGAAAGAAGCGGTGAGGTTCGGAGTTAAAGCGGTCTTGGTTTGCTGGATGGTTATACTCATGAAGTCATTGCCTCGCCTTTACCATCGAAAACTATTTTCTCTTCGTTGTCGTAAAGAAGGTTGTAAGGGCTCGTATTGGTGTAATCCTGAATTAAGAAGTATTGCATGAATCCATAGATTCGATAGTCGTTCAAATCCATTACCCGGTATTGTTGGCCCTTGTAAATGATGGTGTCGTCCAAATTCAACTTCAATTGGGTTTCGGCGAACACCATAAACCACTTCCATTTACGCTCACCTTGCATCCTGATTTGGAGTGAGGTCGGCTTGTGAGGGGTAGGGGCGCTCCCTTGGAATTTTGTCTCGACAACGGTTTCGGTGACTTTCCCAACCGATGTTTTCTTGGTTACTATCCCAAAATTCATCGTTTGGAACCAATCAAGGAGCGCATCCGACATATCGGGGACGGAACCTTGGCGAACATTGAACGGTATATTGGCGGCGTTTTTTATTGGGCCACTCATTCTTTAACCTCGCTCGTGATCGAATCCCTCAATTGTTGTGTCTCAACCAACGTCATTTTAACTTTCTTCCTGGTCATGTCGGATTGTTTCCACTTACCGAAACCGCCCGTTTGGAAAGCGTCTTGGATAATTTCTTCGGCCAATATTCCAATCTTTTTCATCCATGGAACAATTGTACCCGACTTGAGAACTTCTTTCATTTCGGCTTCGCCAACGGCCCCTTTCTTTTCCATTCGCTCTTGTAAATGGTCAATAAGCGGAACTCTAAGGAAAGACCTTTGGGGAAGATTGTGTTTCGGGCTTCCGTATTCGTGCGCCGCCCCGATTTCTGAATTGGTAGGGGCTGCCTTCTCTCCCTCTTCCGCGGAACGCTCATTCTTGTCTCCGATGATTCCGACCCGGGTAACGGGCGGTTTTTTCTTTAAGGCCTTACATAATTGATCAAGCCCCGTAACGTTAATGGTGTCATCATCGAAACGAGCCATTACGGTTGTGTCATTTGAGCCGGATTCACGAAGACCATTCCGCTCAATTGCGGGAGAACGTACATCAAATATTCTTCCCCATATCCTGTTTTCATCAAATTGGCCAACTCGGGGTTGTCCAATAACCTTTGAGGGATAGTGAATGAGGAACTAACCGGCCCGGCGCTCTTTCCCGTCAAAAGGAATGAGGCTTGGCTGTTAAGACCTTGGCCACTCCGCCGAATGCTCAAGACCATGTAATGAGCCGCCAAAGCCAAATAATTGTTGTTGTAAGTGCTTTGGTCTGGAAAGAAATCGGGGTTGATGAATGGGTTTACTTTGGTGAAAGCAACGGCAATATCGGTATCGGTAATGCCTTGGTTGATGTCGGTCGAATAAGTGAAATCCCGAACGAAGTAATTCTTGAAATCAGCCACTTGAGGATTGGTAAAAGCCATGGGCCCCCCTAAAAATAAAACGCCCCGAGGCAATTAAGCCCCAGGGCGTTTAGAACTAAAACCTTGTGAGGCTTACCCGTTAGCTAAAGAAGCCGCGTACTTGAAGTACACCATTTCCAAGGGGCGGAGAGCGGTTAAGCCCGTGAACTGACCCCATGCGCCGTTCTGGAATTGGACGTTGTTCAAGCTGTTGGCCAAACTCGTGGTGTAATCCACGGGGATATTCAACCGGAACGATTTCTCGTCATAGTTGTAAAGGGCGTACACTTCGTTGGCCGAATCGCCTCCGAAGCTACCAGCGAACGCACCGTCCCCATACTTGCAAGGCAAGATTTCGAACTTGCCACGGCCGTCTTTTCCATCGAAGCCGGTCATGATCTGGAGCGCCTCTTCCATGACCTGGAGTTTCGACTTTAAGGGGAATTGAGGCGAAGAAGGCGTACACATTCCCAAGTAGTCGCTTTCAGGAATCGCGAAACGATTCGGCCAAGCCGAAGAAACGCAATTCGTGCGGAATATCTGGAGGATCTTACCCAAGAAGGTGGAATAATCCGTGACGCTCATTTGGGTCAAGGGCCCGGCCAAAGCGGTGGTGTTAATGGTGATACCGGGTTGGTTCAAGAGACCCATACATTGCGCCGGGGCTCCGCCAACTCCGTTGAATCCTGGCATACCCAAGAAGGCGATTTGCTGGATACCCAAGTCCCAAGCTTTCTTGCGGGACTCTTCCAAGTTGGTGACCAAATCCCAATTTCCGGCTTTGGAAGCCACTTCGAGTTCCATCAAGGTCCAACCGATTTCGGTCGCCCAATTGTAAACCTTCGTGGTGACCGTATCGACCGCGGCATTGACAACGGCCAACCGGCCATTGTTTCCACCGAGGTTAATCAATCCCTTGGTGAAAGAATCCCCCACCAAGAACGAACGATAAGTCACGAGGTTGGTTGACCAAGCGCCTTCGCCCACAACTACGGGCATATAACGGGAAGGCTGGATTTCGAAGAACTTTTGTTCCGAGACCTTTTTCATGAGCGTGGTCAACGTGGTGATGTTGACCTCCATACCCAAGGCGTTGACTCGGCGCTGGATTTCGTTACAAATCCTTTGCTCAAGAAGGGAAAGTTTAACTTCCTCGCCCTTCGAGTTTTTTAATGCTTTCGTGCCAACCGGGGGTTGGTCAAAGTTCGTCACGGTGTGAATCATTTTCTATGCTCCTTTTCTTTTTCCGCCCCCTCGGCGGGTTCTAAAAAACTGGTTTAAACTTCTTGCTTCACTTCTCGAATCGAATAAATCTTAGCCGGTCACCAACGGGATTGACGGGCACCGCAAGAACACACGGGCCGGAATACCATTGTTGGCCATTTGGTCGTAAGCTTCTCCGACCAAAGAGGCCGAACCACTTCCGCCGGCTCCGACAACGTTTTGAACTGCCGCAACCGCGGTGATGTCCAACATAACTTCCGCACCTTTGGCGATTGTCTGGGTGGCGAACAAGCGGATGACGTTACCGCCACGGCTAACCGAGATTCGGTCACCGGCCACATAAGAGGGTTTGATGTAATCGTAATTGATGAAGCCCCAAACCGGGTCATTGTTGGCGGTGCAAGGCGTGAAGGTGGGGAAAGGAGTGTTGGTGTTCACGATCTTGACGGCTTGGCCAGGATAAGCCGTTCCACCGAATCCCGCATCGATGACACCCTCGAAGGAGTTTGCGGAGAACTGTTGGTCAACCGTACCGGCTATTTCAGTCGGTGCGGCAACGTTCTGGCTCAACTGTTGGGAAAGCGTGGAAGCCATGGTGAATTGAGTGGACTGTTGAGTTGCGTTGCCGTTTCCGGTGTCCACCGCTTCGGCGACATAATAATAAACCGTGTTGGGGATTAAGCCGGTGTCCTGAAATGTGAGAGTGCCGACCGCAAGCAAGGTCGCCACTTCGTTTCCAGCCGCCGGGGTGAACCCGGTAACCGTGGAACGATAAAGATTATGCTTGTAAGGACCCGTTCCGCCCGTGGACTCGGGAATAGTGATAAGCGCGGATTGAGACTGAATGTTGCTCGCCGTTGGGGGTAATTGCGTCAAAGACATTTGAGACTCCTTTCAAATTACCGTTCTTGCGAACGGCTGGTAAATCCACAACACTTCAAATCTTAATACTTAGCTTTTCCTTCCGCGGCCCGGTCGGAGGTCGTCTTGATTTCCCCGCCGTCTTTATCCTTGGATTGAGCGTTCTTGATCTTTTCAGCTTCCAGCTTGTCGGCTTCAGCTTGAGCGTTCTTTAAGGCATTGAAATGCTCGATACTGTTTTTCTTGGCCGCCTGGAGCTTGGCCGGAACTTCCAAACCTTTGGCCAAATACAACTTCTCCAAATCGGAAAGAGCGTTCATCTTTTTCTCTTTCTCGGCCATTTCGGCTTTCTCGTGGTCTTCAATCTCCTTCGCCTTCCCGGCGATTTCTTTGTCTTCCGCGGGATCCTCGGAGTTGTGTTCTTCGGTGCCTTCTTCTTTTCCCTCTTCCTTGGGCATCTTGGCTTTCATTTCCTCGTTCTCTTTTTTGAGGGCTTCCATGGCTTCGGAATTGGTTTTGTGCATTTCAAGCAACTCACCAACGTTGCACATTTTTCCATCGTGGAGTTTCACTTTGTGGGATAGGTCGGCGGCGTACTCGTTCTTGGCTTCCTTCACTTCTTTTTCATCGGCATCATTGACCAGCTTGGAAAGTTCAACTTGCTTTTTTGACTTAGGAAGTTCGACCACCGCACCTTCCAAATCCGCGGTATTTTCGATTTTCTTTTTGCCGAATAAGGTAAAAGCCATGGTTGAAACTCCTTTTGAATTTTTGAGCGCCATCCGCTCATTTAACTTCTTCGCGTTGTACGCCTTGAACTCTTCCGGCGTCAAAATAATACTTTCTTGATACCTTGGCCTTGGCGTTAAAGCCAAGTGTTCGTATTCCCCGGCGGTGATTGCGTTGTTGTACCGCATCCCGTGATACTCACCAGGTCCGTCTTGTTGCTTTGGGATATAGCTATTCGAAAGAACGAACCCTTTCGATATCGCTTCGTGACCCAAATCACTTTGAATCGTGAATTCCGCCCAATGGGCCCCATCCGCCTCGTTGAAGAAAGATCGAATCCAAACCCCGGCGATTTCATTTTCCAACTTACTCAAATCAACTTCATCAACGTGGTGAACATAAACCGGCTTTCCTTGCGCCGTTGGGTCCATGTTCTGGAGTGTCGGTTCTTCGATCAAGATTGTTGGTGCCCCCGGTATTTCGGGGTATTGCGCCAACCCGGCCACCATGTGAAGCCCGTAATAAACTTTGGGGAGTTGCGAGGCGTTTTTGAAAGCCACTTTGTTTCCCCTAAAAAAAAAGACCCGCTTTCGTTTCGAAAGGGGCCTTAGAGTTTTCTCTATCAGCTTTTAATTTTTTTGCGCCGCGTCAATTTCTTCTCGGTCCGACTTATGAATGAATTCTACATCGACAAGTTTTCCGTGTGCAATAGAAAAAGTAATTTTGCAATGTTTTAGGTCTAAGCCTCGTTGAAATAATTTCAGAACCAAAGCCGTAAGTTTTTCATTCATCATGAAGCCTTTGCGAATTCAACGAGTGGAACGGCTTTACAACGGCATCCATAATCTTGACCAGGATTGTTTCGGCGTATGGGTTCCCCGGGCCCCGTGGTGATTGGTGGCTTGTCAAACCTTTG